TACAGTTATTTCTGATGTTAATAAATCTCCACTAGCTGCGTTAGTTATAGCTGGAGCGGAGACACTTGATATGTTGTAAACCAGGGTCGATGCCGCTAGTTTAGTTACTACTGCCACAATAAAGTCCTCAATACCTTTTAGGTTGCCCTGGTTATCAAAGGCTGGGGCAGTTATTAGAATCTTAAAATTGGCCAGGGGTGCGATGCTTGTCTGGCTGTTGTTGTTTGGTTGAATGTAGGGATCACTAGGCGTGACCACGACGCTGTTAGCCAGAAGTGTGGCTGGCGGGAAACTAAAGGTAGACCAAACCCCAGCGTTTGCTAAAGCGGTTGCTAGCGTGCCACGTAGGGTACTTATCGCAGCCATTAGCCCACCAGTGATGCAGGTGCGGCATAAGGTTGGATGAGACCTCTGATCCTGTTAATCATTTGGTAACCCATACGATAAGGACTTGCAGATATCCCATCCATACCCACCCCGCCCGTTTGGCTGACTTGTCTGGCCTGGAAAATATCAACTGCCAAGATCATCGCCGCCTCTCTTATACTTGGGGTTGTCGCATAAGACTGGGTCTTGTGATCTGGGCCTGTTGCTAGGCCATACGGTGCTACTTTATGAAATACCTGATTAGCTGCAGTCTTGTTGTACTGCACGAATGAATAGCCATTAGGAAAGTTAACCTGGCCGTAGTTATACATAAATACTGGGATGAGGCTCGTAGTGCCAGAGGTTGGCGGGATTGTGCCAGTGATTGTGTGTGTGCCGTTAAAGGTGGCACCGCAGCCACTAACCACTATTGATTGGGTCGCAGCGAATGCGTTTGGATTGGCGAGCATAATAGTTGCAACGTTATCTTGTAATGCTGTTCCTACTACTGGCGCAGTATTGAACCATAAATATTGATTGATTAAATCTTCTGAGGTTTGGCATACCTCCTCGATAGTTGCGTCTGAATAAAGAGAGCCAATACCGAGGTTTGTTCTTAACTCGGCTGTGGTCACATACGTGGCTGCCATTGTATTCCTCTCTTAAAAACTCCCCCAGGGCTAGGGCTACTAAACCCCAGGGGATTACTTATTGGTTAATCGGTCTTATCAGGTCTTCTTGTACTTCAAGATTCCGTTAGGCATCTTTGCAAGTGTTGCCATGTAACCATAGATTGCAACCTGTACTTGTAGGTTAGATACTACGTTTACTGACATGAAGTTCTGTGCTGAGCGATATACGGTGAATGCTTCTGGTGCAAGGATTACAGCAGAATCATCGTCGAAGGTAGTTGCTGTGAAGTTTTTATCCACATACAGGTCTAACCCAAGAACGTTGCCTCGGATGGAGCCTGTTGATACCTGGCCAGCCGCATTCATAGGCTGTAAGGCCGTGAATACAGGTCGCTTTGTGGTGTCTTGAGCAGAAATCAGTGCGCCCCATTGTGCTGGGTTGGCAATGTAGTTCTGTGCGAAGTAACCAGTGTTTGTGTAGATGGTACGTGCGCCTTCTGCGGCGAATGCAACAATTCCATCAAGGTCAGCAGTGGTATTAGTACCGTTAGCAGATGCTTGAATCAAAGCAGCTAATACTGTCTGATCTAATCGCTTCAAGTATGCATACTCAAGTTGCTTAGTAAGTTCTGCATAAAAGTTAGGATCTGATCTCTCAAGCAGTTCCACACTCAGTGTATTCATACCTGAGTACTTGGAAACTGTTGCAGTCAAATATTGTGTTTCCATGCCTGTATTTTGAACTGCGCCTGCTTCGGCCTCTACAGTTACTTCTGGAGCAACACCTGAACCCCCACCAACGCTAGTCACGAGTGACGGCACTGATATTGTCATTCCACTAGTTGGGAGTGTTCCTTGTGAACACGCATCTATTGCTGGAGTTCCAAAGCGAGTATTAGTTACAAACTCGGCAAGGTACTTAGTAGGTGAAAATGCTGGGTTAGTTGCGAATGAGTCGTCAGCTGCAGTTACATATAGCTTTGAATCATCATTACCTAGAGCAGCCTTGATTTTGTGCTCTGTGTATGCAGCCATTGAAGTGATTGGCGTGCGGATAGTTGTTTGGATAAGTGGTGCTGTAATTATTGGGCGAGCAGCTTCTACTGTAGGAGTAGCAGCCTCTGCCTTTGCTTCTTGTGGCTGTGTTGCATTGTCTTCCACAGGAGCCTCGCTTTCTTTTGGTTGATTTGTGTCCTCTGCTTCGTTTTCACTAGCAGCAACTTTAGTTACTTGCGCAGCCATAAATGCTGGCGATTCCACCAGGCTGACTTCACGCAGGGTGGCGCTGGTTACATATAGATAATCTTTCTTCTGGATTGACTTGTTTACATCAACTCCGACGGACAAGCCGTCTATTAATTGTTCGCCCGCAAGGATTAAAGCGTCTTGGCCTTGCATGCTTGCGCTGATTTTAAACGATGCGTAAATGCCATCCTCGGCCTTATTAAAATTCTGCATTCTACCGATTGGCTTCTCTGGGCGGTGCTGCATAAGCATTTTAACCTTGCCAGGATCGCCTATCTCGATTGAATCTTTAGCGAATACAACCTTGCCAACTGAAGTATTGCCCACTTGCTCGTACGGCACAATTTTGCCAGCTATGATTCTGCGCTCGCCGTCGGCGCTTTCAATCTGACTACTGAATGTAAGTATCATCTTCGACTTCTTTCCCGTTAGGTGTCATGTTTTCCATTTCTTTAGCATCTTCAACATCTATCAAACCAAGTGCCAGCATTTTCTCTAATGCTTCTAAGCGCTTCATTGTGTCGGCACGCAAGAACGACTCCTCGATTGCGAATTTAACAACATGGCCACGTGGTGTTATGTCATCCATGCTAAGTCTGTCCTCAATCGCACAAATAAACGGTTGCAAAGAATAAGCCACGAACTCTTTACGCCCGTCAATGATGTTTTGATAAGTCATACTATTATTCATGTCGGCGCTGATCATGTAAGCTGGAATATTCATGGCCCTGGCTATTTGCGTACAAAGGTACTGCTGGGCCTCGTTGTACATCATGTCTTTAGGTGAGAATCCTGTGGTTTCATAACTTAATGTGCTAGTTAAATATGCGGTTGATCTATTTAATCTGCTTTGCTTCCATTGAGCTAGTAATCCAGATACTTGTTGCTCTGGTAAATCTGCTCCTGTGTTCTTGATATACCCAGACGGAACGGGAGTTTGTGCAGATACGGCTGCGGCCTTTTCAATATCTAATGCGCTTTGAATAGTGCGAGCTGCGGTTTGTAATACGCCTTGCGTCAGGCCCTGAAATGTAATAAGAGAGCCAATACCAGACATAGGCGCTCTCTCGCCATCAATAAAATATTCACTGACCTCGGTGCCAAACTTATTAGTTGTAAATGTAACTCTGTTATTAGCAATCCACTCAAAACGAGATGGTCTTAAGTCGTCTGCGTAGAGTTCTGTGACACGCCAGAAGGCCGTTCCGTAGAAAAGGAGACTATCGACAGTCCAACTGATAGTGACGGATCGTGGCTGCCGATAGTCTGGTTGTTCTAACCAAAGAGGACTCCCCAGTACCTCACCACTTGACTTCTTGTAAAGTTTAAGCGGTAGATAAGAAACTACACCAGCTATTAAGTTTCTGCAACGGCTTACAGCAGGAACCTGCATGGCGAAGTTGCGATCTAGACCGCCAGGGAAGTTGCCGACACCAGTTGTAAAAGAACCGTACCCGTAGGCCGTGTCCATAATGGCAGGGGCGTATTGCGCTTGGACAGATTCGGTTTTTTTATTTATACCCAAAGCAGACAATAGACCCATATCAACATAATATACCTAAAACGGACAATTAGTGCAAGTTAGACAATTATCTGGGCGGTTCGTTGTGGCTTGGTTAATTCGCTTGCCACCATTGCAAGACTAATAGCTGCTGTGACATCGCCAGCGCTTTTTCTACGAATGATTCTCCAGCCAGCGTCATTTGTTTTAGCTGCACAGTTATTTAAGTGCTGCACTAAGTCTGCCTGGCCTGAGTGCACCAATCTTCCGTTTGCTAAAGCATCAGATAAATCCGAACACGCCTGGTAAAACGCCTGCCCTGATACATCTTGCATCTTCCAACCGCTTTGCTCCAATTTACTTGCCAAAGTTTGTGTGGCGTACTTGTCATAGCAGATTATCGTCGGATGGTACTTGCGGGCCCACTCATTTATATCACTCGCCATCCTTGTCTCATCCACAGCTACTTCGCTACTCCATAGTTGTGCTAGACCAACTGCTATCTTGCCCTCTTTCATTTGACCCATTATTAAAGCGCCCGATCTTCTTGTCGGTGCAATATCAAATGCCATTATTGTTGCAGGGCCTACAGGTATTTCTAGATTGCTATCACTACATGCCTCAATGGAGCCATATACCCAGGGGCTGACAGCACTATCTACCCACTGGCAAAGCATCTCGGTTCGGGTGGCTTCGACGCTGTTGGTATTTACCGATTCTTCTAGCGTCTGCTCCGTTATTAAATGGCCCAGGGCTGGATTAGCCAAAGCCCAGGCTTTACGGTCATGTATCTTACAATGCTGCGGTGCGCTGTACTCGTAATAACCTAAATTAGACGGCGGGTAAGACATACAGCGTTCTTTAAGGTCATTTAATACGCTGCTGAATCCATCGCCCGCATTACTTGTCATTAAGGTCATGGCATTAGGTCTTGCACGGGTAACAGGAAGTGCTGCGGTAAACGCTTCCTCGGACCATTCTCGAAGTTCATCAAGATAAAGAAAGTCAGCGGTCTTACCACGGGGCGCATCTCTCGTAGCTGCTGCAATCTCGTAGCGAGCGCCATTTAGAAGCGCAATAGACTCCTGGCCATTAGCCAATCTGATCTGGCGTACCTGTTTAGATAAGAACTCGTTATCTTCTATCGTATAAGCGACTTGCCTGAAGGTATCCAGGGCCATATTTCTATTAGAGGACATACCAAGTACATTCTTAGAGCCCCACAGGAATAAATGGCTTAATATGAGCATGCGGGCCAGATGAGTCTTACCATTCTGACGAGCTACAAGAACGAGGGCCGATTTCTTCAAGAATGTCCCGCTAGCGTCTACAGATAGTAAATCATCGAGTACCCATCGCTGCCAGGGGATAAGCGGCAGGTTTATCTTTTCAGCTAAGTCCGCTACCTCCTGCGCCTTGCTTGCGGTCTTTAATAATGGCGTATGGATTCTAGGTTGCGTACTACCAATCAAAGCTAGCCCCCTTTTAATGGGGATTACTTCTGCATCATTACTCGTCACTTCGTAGCCCTTCTGGTCGGATAAAAGGTGAATCTGGGACTGAACTTACCGTACTAGGGAGAGATGAGCCTTGAG